ATGGCATGACTTTGAAGCACATGCGGGATACTCGTTCAACAAGTCTCATGCGGTTGCTTACTCTACGCTCTCGTATTGGACGGCGTGGTTAAAGTATCACTATCCTATAGAATTTATGTTCGCATTATTAAAGAATGAAAAAGATAAGGATACAAGAACTGAGTACCTGATTGAAGCAAAGCGTATGGGTATTTCAGTTAAGCTTCCTCACATTAATGATTCAGACAAAGATTTTAAAATTGAGGGTAAGGGAATTAGATTTGGACTATCAGCAATTAAGTATATATCAGATACAATTGCAGATAGATATATTAGTGCCAGACCATTTAAAACACTTAAGGAAGTAGAAGAGTTTACTTTTACTAAGGGCAATGGAGTTAATAGTCGTGCATTAAATTCTCTTAGAATGGTGGGAGCATTAACATTTACAGATAATCCTGCAAATCCAGAAGAGGTAAAAGAAAATCTATACGAGTACCTAAACCTACCTGAGTTTAATACTTCTATTCCACAACATTATTATGCATATTTAAATGATGTAGAGGAGTATGAAGAAAAGGGAGCCTTTGTTTTAATGGGCATGATAAAATCAATTAAGAGAAGTAAGGGTTGGTCTAGAGTAGAGCTGTTAGATAAGACAGGATCTGTTGGTATCTTTGATGATGAAAATACTACTATTGAAGCTGGAAGAACATACATTGCTTTAGTTAATGATAATAGAATTGTGTCAGCAGTTCCAGCAGATGAAGTAAAAGAATCAAAGGATGCACTTGTAAAGTTCTTAAATTATAAGATGTTGCCTTTCAAAGAAGGAGAGCACTTTGTAGTTTCTTTTAAGCCAAGAATTACAAAGACTGGAAAGAAAATGGCATCTTTAACAGTAGCAGATTCTAGTAGAGAACTACATGCTATTACAGTTTTCCCAACTGCATTTGCAAAAGCTTATATGAGTATTGAAGAGGGAAATGTTTATAGTTTTACGTTTGGAAAAACTAAAGATGGAACAGTGATAATGGAGGATGTAAAGAATGTTTGATCAATTAGCAGATGAGCTACATAAAGATGCAATCAACAAAGGCTTCTGGCCACAAGAAGAAGAGGTTGATGATATATTTATTGCTAAGCAATGCATGATGATTGTTTCAGAAGTAACAGAGGTTATGGAAGCAATTCGTAAAGATAAAGGTGAAGAAGAAATTACAAAAGAGTTTGCAGATATTCTTATTCGTACTTTGGATCTTTATGCTGGCGTAGTAAATGCAGGGTATACGAGACTATCACTAGACTCCGCACTAATAGAAAAAGTAGAGTTTAATAAGACTCGTCCAGAAAAGCATGGGGTAAGATTTTAATGGTAGTAACAATAGAAGATGTATTAGCACAGTTAAATCCAAAATTAAGAAAGACAGTAATGGCTGGAGATACAATTCCAGCAACACAGTATGCTGCAACCCCAAGCTTTGGCCTAAACAAGGCTCTAAACGGTGGGCTTCCTTATGGTAGGCAGGTACTCATTTGGGGCTCCAAATCGTCTGCAAAGTCCTCTCTATGCCTTCAGATGATAGGTCTGGCACAGAAGGAAGGAAAGATCTGTGCATGGATTGATGCAGAAATGTCATACGATAAGAAGTGGGCAGAAAGTCTTGGGGTAGATACATCAAAACTAATAGTATCTCAATGTAGAACTATTAATGAAATGGTAGATATTGGAACTAGCCTAATGAATGCTGGTGTTGATATGGTTGTTGTAGATAGTATTACTTCACTTTTACCAGCAATCTACTTTGAAAAGGACTCAGACGAACTTAAACAACTTGAAAATACAAAACAAATAGGTGCTGAGTCTCGTGACTTTAGCAATGCATGGAAGATGATTAACTATGCAAATAACAAAGTAAAGCCTACATTATTTGTTTTAATTTCTCAATCTAGAAATAATATTAGTGCAATGTATACAAGTCAACAGCCTACTGGTGGTCAAGCTACCAAGTTTTATTCATCTACAGTTATTAAACTGTTTTCTTCAGAGTCAGATAATCAGGCAATCAAGGGAAAGATTAATGTTGGTGATAAGCTTATTGAAGAAAAGATTGGTAGAAAAGTTCGCTGGGAACTACAGTTCTCTAAGACATCTCCTGGTTTTCAAAATGGAGAGTATGATTTTTATTTTAGAGGTGATAGTCTTGGCATTGATACTATTGGTGATCTTGTTGATACAGCAGAGTTAGCGGGTCTTGTAACAAGAACTGGTGCATGGTATCAACTTGAAGATGGTACAAAGGTACAAGGAAGAGAAGGCTTTATTAATAGAGTTAGGGAAGATCTTGACTTGCAAGATTCTTTAAAGAAGAAACTATCTAATGGCTGAAGAAAAGTTTTTGCCTGTTCCAGGAAAGTTTATTTGTCAAAAATGCAAGCAGGATGTTACAGCAGCAAGATTTTGGTATGAAACTGGAGATGTAACATGGATGTGCAACAATAAGCACATATCTAGGGTAGGACTTATTGCTAAGAAAAAGAAAAAGAAAGACTTTGGCGATGAGTGAAAGAGGAGAGAGCAAGAGGATTGGTGCCAAGCAACACAAAAACTCTGGCAGAAACACTCATAAAGGGGATGCAACTTGGAGAAACTTTACTGTTGACTTCAAAGAATATCCAAAAGGCATCACAGTAAATAAAGATATTTGGGCTAAGGCAGTAACTGATGCTCTTAGAAACGGTAATGATCCAGCAATATTTTTAGTTCTTGGAGAGGGCAATGCCAAGGTAAGGCTGGCAGTAATAGAAGTAGAAATGCTTGAGCAATTAACAGAAGGGTATGAAAATGACACAGCAAAATGAACAAGAAAAGACAACCATAGATATGGTTAATGGTTTAGCAGAAATTGCAGATTATATGAAAGATGAAGAATTGACAATTGCCCTCACTATGATTGCCAAGCTTATTATTAAGCCAGATATTCCTCCTCATGTAGCCAGCCTTGAGATAGTAAGACTTCAGGCTATTGCAGCAAAAATGTCATTTAAAGCTACTTGGTTGACCAATGTAGACAAAAGTGACAGAGCAAAGAAGAACATTTACTATACAGCAGCAGAAGCAATCAACGATCTGGTATCAGCACTCAAATATATAATGCGCTAACCTGATATACTTATATAAACAAAGGAATATAATGACAAAAAATTTATTAAAAGAGATTATGCTTAAGCCTACCGAAGAGAATGATACATTTGAGACAGAGAAGTTTGTTGAGACTATTCAAAATGGGTACCTTGCAGATCGTGGTACAAAGTTTCAAACAAAGAAAACCTTTAGTCCATCTACAATTGCATATGGTCATGGAGAATGTCCTAGATATTGGTACCTAGCATTCTCTGGTGCTAATTTTGAAGATAATAACACTCCATATGATGTAGCAAATATGACTAATGGAATTATTTCTCATGAGCGTATTCTTGGAAAAGCATTTGCTGGATCTGGAATTCTTATTGACACAGAGTTTGATTTAAGAGAATCAGACCCTCCTATCTATGGCAAGGTTGACGGATTAGTAAAGTGGCAAGATGAAGAAGTAGTTGTTGAAGTAAAGACAACTAATGAAACAGTTTTTGAATATAGAAAAAGAACTAACAAACCAAAGGCTGGTCACGTAATTCAGTTACTTATTTATATGAAGGTGCTTAAGAAGGCTAACGGTGTTCTTGTTTATGAGAATAAGAATAACCATGAGCTACTTGCTATACCAGTTCAAATTAATGAAAACTATATTAATTGGATAGACCAGGCATTTGAATGGATGAGAGTAGTTCGTAAAGCATGGGAAGAAAAAGAACTTCCTATGAAGAACTATAGAGCAAACTCAAAGATTTGCAAGAACTGTCCGCTTAAGTCAGACTGTGACAAGGCAGAAGCAGGAGTTATTAAAATTGCATCTCTGGAGGAATTGAGTGAAACGATGTAGCAGGTTTGAATGTGAAGATCATTTCAAACCAAAAGTAAGCTATCAGATTTATTGTAGTGAAGAGTGTAGAGACATTGCTACAAAAGATAAGATTGCTGAAAGATATCAAATAACAAAAAGACAGAAACGCCTTGGCAAAATAAGAAAGTGCATTGGCGGTTGCGGTCTACAGTTATCTATATACAACGATTCAGGATTTTGCTCAAATTGTAATGTTAGTGAAAAAGCAGTTATTAAAATGCTAAAGGAAATAAAGGGGTTTTTTGACTATGAACAAGACTAAGCCAGAAAGATTGTGTGCTATTGATGCAAGCACAAATAGCCTTGCTTTTGCCATATATATCTCTGGGAAGCTTGATAGTGTAGGAAAGATAAACTTTGAAGGAAAAGATATTTATGAAAAGGTTGGAGATGCTGCAATAAAAACAAGGGCATTCTTTAATCATTTCATTGATGTTGATGCTATTGTTATTGAACATACAGTATTTATGAATAGCCCTAAGACTGCAGCAGATCTTGCTCTGGTTCAAGGTGCATTGCTAGGCGCTGCTGCAATGTGCGGTATCAGAACGGTAGGTAAGGTGTCACCAATAACATGGCAAAGTTATCTTGGTAATAAGAAACTATCTAAAGAAGAACAGCATCAAGTTAGGATAGCAAACCCTGGCAAGTCTTTATCTTGGTATAAAACATATGAGCGTGAATTTAGAAAAAAAAGAACAACAAAACTACTTGATATTATCTATGATAAAAAGGTAGAAGACTATGATGTTGCCGATGCCTGCGGTATTGGGCATTGGGCAATTCATAATTGGGATAAGGCTATTGGGGTTGACAAATAACACTATGGCTGGTAAACTATATACATCAGAAATATGGCTAAAGAAAAGATTTCTTATTGATAAGAAGTCTCCAGAGGACATTGCAAAAGAGTGTGGGGCAAGCGTAGAGACTATCTATGTTTATCTTGCTAAATTCGGATTAAGGAAGTCAAGAAGATGAGTAAATTGCAGAAGATTTTTATAGGACTTGGAGTCGCTGGTGCTGTTGGATTTACATATGTTTTAACAGCACTTCGTGGTATGCCAGAAGCATTTGACTGGGAAGATGATGAAGAGGAAGACTATGAGTGATAATCTAAATATTACTGTAGATCAGGTAAACCACCCACGTCACTACACAACAGACCCTTCTGGTGTTGAGTGTATTGAAATAACACGCCATCGTAATTTTAATATTGGAAATGCTTTTAAATATTTATGGAGAGCAGGTTTAAAGGATGAGTCTAAGACTATTCAAGACCTTGAAAAAGCAATCTTCTACATTAAGGATGAAATTAATAGATTAGAAGGAAAATATAATGTCATCTGAACTAGACTTAATTAATCATCTTGATGAAATGAATAATGTAGTTACTGAATACCTAAAAGGTAGCGACCCAACTAAAATTGCCAAAGATCTATCAATTTCAAGAGTAAGAGTGGTTGCACACCTTGATGAATGGAAAGAGTCAGCATCAAACAATTCTGCTATTCGTGCTCGTGCAAAGGATGCATTGGCTGGAGCAGATGCACACTATAGCAAACTAATATCTAAGTCATACGAAGTTATTGATGAGGCTTCAATGACCAATAATCTTAGTGCAAAAACTGCTGCGATTAAACTTGTAATGGATATTGAGTCTAAGCGTATTGATATGCTTCAAAAAGCTGGTCTTCTTGAGAATAAAGAACTTGCAGAAGAAATGGTAGAAATTGAGAAAAGACAAGAAGTTCTTGTAGGTATTTTAAGAGACATTGCATCATCACATCCAGAAGTGCGTGATATTATTATGCAAAGACTTTCTTCTATTGCAAAAGAGGGAGAGGTAATAACAGTTGTCCACGATGTTCAATGATTTCTTAGAGGTATTAAAAGAAAATAACTTTGATGAGATTCCAGTAGACGCAAAGACATTTGTTGAGTCTCCAGATTTTCTTGGCCAGCCTTCCCTATCTGAAATTCAGTATGACATTGTTGAGGCCATGAGTCAGATTTATAAAAAAGAAGACTTAGAAGAGTTAATGGGCTCAATTGAAGGTAGTAAATACTATTCAAAGTATACAAAAAACGAAATCATTTTACAATTAGGAAAAGGTAGTGGCAAAGATTTTGTTTCCACTGTTGCTTGTGCTTATGTTGTTTACAAGTTACTCTGCCTTAAAGACCCTGCAAAATATTTTGGAAAGCCAAGCGGAGACGCTATAGATATTATTAACGTTGCAGTAAACGCTCAACAGGCAAAGAACGTTTTCTTTAAAGGTTTTAAAAGCAAGATTGAAAGATCCCCATGGTTTGCTGGTAAGTATAATCCTAAAGCAGATAGTGTTGAGTTTGATAAGTCTATTACTGTTTACTCTGGTCACTCAGAACGTGAGTCTCACGAAGGTTTGAACTTGCTTATGGCAGTACTTGATGAGATTTCTGGATTTGCATCTGAGGTTGGTACTGGAAATGATCAAGGAAAGACCGCCGAAAATATATATAAAGCCTTTAGTGGTACAGTAGATTCTCGTTTCCCAGACTTAGGCAAAGTTGTTTTGCTTTCTTTTCCAAGATACCAAGGTGACTTTATTTCAAAGCGGTATGACGATGTAATCATGGATAAAGATGTAATAGAACGTAGACACACCTACATAATTAATCCAGATTTGCCAGAAGATAATCCAGATAATCAGCTTGAAATTGTCTGGGAAGAAGATCAAATTATTTCATATAAGATACCAAGAGTGTATGCACTTAAAAGACCTACATGGGAAGTAAACCCTACTAGAAGTATTGAAGATTTTAAGATGTCTTTCTTTAAGGATATGGGAGATGCAATGATGCGTTTCTTATGTACCCCGACATATTCATCTGATGCTTTCTTTAAGCAAAAGGATAAGCTAGAAAGATGTATGACACTAAGAAATCCTGTGGATAGTCATAGAAGATTTGATCCTGGATTTACCCCAGATCCAGAAAAAGTTTACTATGTACATGCTGACCTTGCACAGAAACACGATAAGTGTGCTGTTGCTATTGCACATGTTGATAAATGGGTT